CAGGTAAAAAAGGTGGAAACCCAATGATAGTTAGAGGTGGTTATAATTGCAGACATCAGTTTAGTTATGTTAATCCTGATTGGTATGAGGATGATGGAGAGCAATCTCAGATACTAAAAACAAGAGAGCCTGTTGTTAAAAAAGAAAAAGGTGTGAACGTATCTTCTTTAGCAAATCCAATAACACTAGCGAACATTAGAACTGTACCTCTTAAAGAATCTGAAAAAAGAATAAACAAAACTATCCAACAAGGATTACAAGATTCAAGATACCCAAGATTACCTGATGGCAGAATTATGACTAGATTTAGTGGGAAACAATATATAGGAAAAACAAATTTAAGAAATTTATCAGAAGAAGATGCAACAAAAATATCAATTATATTTGATGAATTAAATGATTTAGCAAAAAAATATAATCTTCCACAATTAAGAGGTATTTACACAAATAGGAGAGGTGCAATTATGTCAATGGGAGATGGTGTTTTAAAAGTAAATCCTGATGCTTTAAAATTTACTAGATCAAGACAAAGATTTTTAGATGCTATGAATAAAGCTAATAATACAAATATAACAATGGCTACATATAAATCTTGGAAATATGGAGATGATTTTAAATGGACATTTAGAGGTAAAAAATATGATAGACCATTTGGTGTAGATCATTATTTAGATAATGATTTAGAAATGCTTAGAAATACAATGTACCATGAATTTGGACACCATGTGCATCAAATGAAATTTGTTGATAAAAGTACAACAAATTATGGAGTTGGTTTTACACCAAAAGTAGAACAACAAATAGTACAATTAACAGGTAAAAAATATCCATCAAATTATGCAAAAACAAATAACAAAGAGTGGTTTGCTGAAAATTTCTCATTATATGAGAATGGTAATAGAAAAGATTTGATAGACCCACAATTTATAAAACTAATAGAGGAGTTGCAAGAATGACATTAATAGAAGAAGCACAAAACATAGTAGATAAAAAAAACTTATCTGTTGATGATTACAATAGGTTTATTCAAATAGGAAAAGAACTTACAAATGAAAATGATAAGTTTTTATATTCATGGTCATCAGAAGCTTTTTCTTTAAGATTGCCTGAAATAGCAAGTAAAATAGGTAATTATTCATTTATTAAAAATGATGAATTTTGACAATTATAAATAATGCTGATAAATCAAGGATATTAACAATAGGAGAAAACAATGTCAGATGACACACAGGTTAATCAACCGAAAAATGATGTTCAGGAAGCTGAAGTTAAACAAACTCAAACTGACGAGAAACCAACACCAACATTTAATCAAGAAGATGTAGATAGAATTGTCAAGCAAAGACTAGAAGCTGAGAAGTCTAAACATCAAAGAATGTTAGACGAAGCTAAGAAACAAGAGCAAGAAATAGCAAGAGAAAAAGAAATACAGGAAGCAAAGACTAAAGCTGATCTTGAAAATCTTATGAAGCAAAGGATAGCTGAGAAAGACAAAGAGTTAGCTGATTGGAAAGCTAAAGTTAAAACGATAAATGTAGATAACTCTATTATGTCATTAGCTTCTAAAAACAATGCTGTTGCTCCAGATCAAGTAGTGTCATTGTTGAAGAACGAAGTTAATTATAATGATGATGGTAGAATAGAAATACTTGATAATAACAAAAACATACGATACAACCCAAAAGGGGAACTATTAACGATAGAAGATAGAGTTAAAGAGTTTTTAGATGCTAACCCACATTTCCGAAAAGGGTCTTTGTCAGGCACAGGTAGTCAGAGTAGCATCGAGGGTAAAACTGTAAAACCATTTAATATTCAGGATTTAGATATGAGTAAGGCAGAAGATCGTCAGAAGTATGCAGAGTATCGTAAAATTCGAGATTCAAAACCTACTCAGATTAATTTAACAAATAACAAATAAAGGTAAATAAAATGGCAAACGAAAGCACAAGTTCTACACTCTCGGAATTATATACTGAGATCGTAGCAGAAGCATTATTCGTAGCAAGTGAACAATCAATTATGAGACCACTTGTAAAGAACTATGCAATTCAAGGTGGTGGAAAGTCAGTTGAAGTTCCTATCTATGGAGTAGTTTCTGCTTCAGCAGTATCAGAAGCAACTGATTTATCTAACACAGCAATCAATCCAACTTCTGTGACTATCACAGCATCAGAAAATGGAATTATGACAACTCTTACAGATTTAGCAAGAAACTCAGCACCAAGAAATGTTGCTGGAGATATTGGTAGATTATTTGGAGAAGCGATTGCAAAAAAAATAGATAAAGACTTAACAGCATTATTCGATGGCTTTAGTACAGCAGTTGGTGGCGATTCAACAGCTTTAACTTCAGCTATTATATTTCAAGCGATTGCAAATGTAAGAAATGCTGGAGTATCTATGGATGGTGTTTCTACTGTAATTCATCCAATGGTAGCTTATGACTTAAAAGCTAATTTGACTAATACTTTTGCAAATGCAAATGGTAATGATGTATCAAATGAAGCTTTAAGAAATGGCTTTGTTGGAAGATTAGGTGGAGTTCCAATCTATGAAACAACTAACATCGATCACACAGGTACAGGTGGAGACTACAAACAAGGTGTATTCCACAGAGACGCATTAGCATTAGCTATGATGCAAGACCTTAAAATCGAAACTCAAAGAGATGCTTCTCTTAGAGCAGATGAGATTGTTGCAACAGCAGTATATGGTGTCGGAGAACTTAACGATACTTATGGTGTTGAAGTACACTCTGATTCTTCAATCCAATAATAATTGGATACTTTGTGAGGGTGGGCAACTGCCCTCACATCTAAATTAGGAGATTTTATGAATATAGAATTAACAAATGGAAAAAAAACAATAACAAGACCAAAAGATCAATACGAAGCAAATAAAAAACATTTTGAAATGAGAGGTTTTGCTCCTGTTGATGCAGTAAAAAAAGAAATTAAAAAAGCGACAGTAAAAGACATTTCTGATAAAGTAGTTCAACTTAAACCAAAGAGAAAAAAAAATGCTAAGAAAACTAAAAAAAAGAATTAAAAAATTTATTAATTGGATTATGGGTGTTAGATAATGGCTAACTACACAGGTGCAAATGTTATAACTGCTGATGATGTCACTAAGTATCAACCTGATGCTTTTGGTTTTGGCATAGCTTCAACTGATACAGAAGCAGTAAATTTTTTTGCACAAACAACAAATGATATTCTAAGACAGCTTAGAGTAGAGTGGTGGCAAACTTACAAAACAAATGTATTTACAGATATTACAGTATTAAATACTGCTGAGATGGTAGATACAAAAGTAAATTTAGATCAGTTTGAGAGGGCTGGTGTATATTTATTTTTAGGTAGATTTCTTTGCCCAGCATTAACTAAGTTTAGACCTGAGACTGAAAAAGATAGATTTGAAAGAATGGGCGAGTTCTATATGTCAGAGTACAATAAAGAATGGAGAACAATCTTAGAGGATGGTGTTGAGTACGATGAGACAGGAGATGGCACTATACAAGTGAATGAGAGAGAGCCTTTACATGGATTTAGAAGATTGACTAGATAATGGCTATCAATCTTAATATCAAAACAAATCAAAAAGAGATTGCTAGAAAATTTAAACAATTCCAATCAAAGATACCAAGAGCAATAGATAAAGGTTTATTACAAGCTGGATTTCAGTTAGTTGATATAATTAGAACTAAGACAGCTAAAGGTGTTGATTTTAAAAGCAGACCATTTGCTCCATATTCAGAGGGTTATCTAAAACAATTACAAAGAGAGGGTAAAAAAACAAATGTTGATTTATTCTATTCAGGAAGAATGTTAGGTGCATTAACACCAAGTAGATCAGTAAAAAAAACAGGAAGAAACAAAGTAAGTGTTGCTTTTACAAATGCACAAATGATTCAAAGAGCATTATTTAATCAAGTATTAAATGAGCCTAAAAGAGAATTTTTTGGCTTTGATAAAAGAACAGAAGATATTATAAGTAAGCAATTCAACAGATTTGTTGAAAAAGAATTAAGTAGAGTTAAACTATGAGTGTAAGAGAAAATATAGCATCAAATTTATTATCAACTATTTCAGGTATATCTAGCCCAGCAATAAAAAAAGCTACAAGACAACCTTTTATTTTAGACGAGTTATCAGATAAACAATATCCAGCAGTAATAGTTCAAACATCTGAAGAAACTAGAGAAGATGCTGAGATAGGGAGTGGTGCAAAAACAAGAATAGGCACTATAGATTTTGTAATATTAGGATTTGTAAAAGGTGCAGAAGCTAATATTGATACTAAAAGAAACGAATTAATTACAGCTATTGAAACAGAGTTAGAATCTGATATTACAAGAAGTAGCAACGCACTTGATACAGAAGTGACAAGTGTAGAAACAGACGAGGGTACATTGTTTCCTATTGGTGGTATTAGAATGGTTGTTAGATGTACTTATGAGTTCCAAGCTGGAACTCCATAAACAAGGAGAAGATATGGCTAGTAAAGATAAAATTATTGATAAGATAGAAAAGAAAATAGATAGTATTGAGAAATTGCATGACAAAGAATCAATGTTATGTGAAGAAGTGAAAGACTTACTTGCTGATTTGAGAGACCAAGAGGAAGATGAGAAGTGGGAAGATGACTCAGGAGATGACTTTGATGAGGATATGGATGACGAAGATATTGACGATGAAGAAGAAAACTAATATAAACAAATTAATTATAGGAGAATAAAATGGCAGTACATCATGGAAAAGAGGGCGAAGTAGTAGTAGGTGGGTCAGCAGTTGGCGAACTTACATCTTTCACTCTTGAAACAACAGGAGATGTTGTTGAATCTACACAAATGTCAGATGGTGCTAAAAGTTTCATAGCTGGTAGAACATCTTTTTCAGGAACTTTAGAAATGCACTTTGACGAAGCTGATAGTGTTCAAACACAATTAACAGCTGGTGCAAGTGTGACTTTTAAATTATTACCTGAGGGAAGTTCAACAGGAGACAGAAAATTTGAGGGTGCTGGTATAATTACAGGTATGTCTGTATCACAGCCTTTAGATGGAGTTGTTTCTAGAAGTGTGACTTTTCAAGGAACTGATGCTTTGACAATAGGAACTGAATAATAGTTTATGTCAATTTTAGACAGAGCCAAAACTCATTTTGAGAATATTGGTATTCAATCTATTGATGTTCCTGAATGGTCAGATGATGATGGCAAACCAGCTATTATCTATTGGAATCCTATTAACCTTTACGAAAAAAATAAACTTTTCAAAAAATCAGATAACATGAATGATGTTAGTATTCTTGCTGACATTGTAGTTATGAAAGCTTTAGATAAAGATGGAAAAAAAATCTTTAAACTAGAGGATAAAATGGAACTGATGACTAAAGTGGACTCAGATGTTCTTTCACGAGTAGCGACAGCTATGGTAAGAGTTGTCAGCCCTGATGAAGTAAAAAAAAACTAAAATTTGACCATCAATTAAAGAATTGTTTTATTGTAGCTGATAGATTAAAAATATCTCTAAGAGAAGTTTTACAAATGGAAGAATGGGAGTATAACCATTGGTTAGGCTATCTTATGTTAGAAAACGAAGAACACAGAGAAGCTATGAATAAAACTAGGTAAATATGGCACAAAATTTAGTATTAAATATTTTAGCAAAAGATAAAACCAAACAAGCTTTTAATGGTGTTAGGGCTGGATTAACTAATTTAAGAAGTGCAGTATTTTCTGTTCAATCAGCTATTGTAGGTATTGGTGGTGGACTTGCTATTAAATCAATTTTAAATGTTGGCTCTACTGTTGAGCAACTCAGATTAAGATTTGCTTTTTTATTTAAAGGTGTCAGAGAGGGAGATAAAGCATTTAAAGGATTGATTGACTTTGCATCAAGAGTTCCTTTTTCACTAGAAGAAATTCAAGCTGGTGCTGGAAACTTAGCAGTAGTCACAAAAAACGCAGAAGAACTAAATGAGATTTTAGCAATTACAGGTAATGTTGCATCGGTCACAGGTTTAGATTTTAGAACAACAGCAGAACAAATACAAAGATCATTTTCTTCAGGTATAGGTAGTGCAGATTTATTTAGAGAAAGAGGTGTTAGAGCCTTATTAGGATTTAAAGCTGGAGTTCAAGTCACAACAGAAGAAACAAAAAAAAGATTTAGAGAATTATTTGGTAAAGGTGGAGAGTTTGAAAAAGCTACTGAAGTTCTATCAACTTCATTTACAGGTACATTATCAATGTTATCTGACAAATTATTTAAGTTTAGATTAGATACAGCACAAGCTGGTTTTTTTGATTTTGTAAAACAAGGTTTAGCAGAGTTTAATAAATTACTAGAAGAAAACTCTGAACAACTTGCTTTGTTTGGTGCTAAATTAAGTGCTGGTTTGATTGAAGCAACTAA